GAGGCCCCGCCGTGACTGGCTGCGGGGTCAGCCGAGCGAAGCAGGCCGGCAGGGCCTCGAGAAAGGAAGAACGGACCCGACTCGCGGATCCAAACCCGCGCGAAGCCCGCGAGTTTCACACCCGTGAAGGGGGAGGGGCCGGGGGAGTACCTAAAACCCGTGGCGCACCAACCTGGGGCGAGATCAATAGACGACGCCTTCTGTATTGATCGCTTCATTGCAGCGAACGCCAATGGCGCACGAGCACGCCCCCGGCTTTTCGCAGCGCACGCGCTGCAGCGCCACGGACGGAACAGCGACAGCCGGCCAATGCTCTGACATCTCAGCCGGCAGGGCTGCCGCCACAGTGAGGATCTGCTCGAGGCCGCCGATCTCCTGCAGATCCAGCAGGTTACGCTTCAAGCGATAGCCTTCGAGCTCCCACAACTGCGCGCGGGCCACATCCTTCGCCCGGGAGATCGCGCGATTGCGACCGACCATCTCGTCGAAGTTCTCAGCACTTGCAGCGCCGGCCTTGCCAATCGCCACCACGAAGTTGCCCGGGGCGATGGCGGCCGCCACGGTCACGGTGGTGCCGGGTATCACATAGGTGTGGAAGCTCAGCTGGCTGACCAGGTCGTCGATCTGCTCGGGCAGCACGCGCGGGGCCGTCAGGCCTTTGGCCAGGATCTGTGCCTCGAGGGCCTTGTCTTGTTCGCTTGGTGTCATGGGCGGGCCTATTGCGGTGACTGGTTGGTGATCGCCTGGTGCTCGAGCAGGTACGCCTGCAGCTGCTTTAGCTGCTCGGCGTTTGCGTGGCAGGCGGTGTAGTTGCCGGCGACGGTGCCTGTGACGGCAGAGAGTGCAACGCCCGAGGGGGCTTCATCAGCAGCGCCGGCAGATCCAGGGGCTGGCAGGCCTGCCGCGACTGCGTCGTGCAACCGGACAAAGCCAACAGGGACAGGGCAAGCGCGATCAGCAGCTTCTGAGACATAGACAGGCACCTCTTTAATGATGGTCTGGCCGCGCTTCTCGATCACTTGCACGCGGTCGACGTACTCCGTCACCACCCGGTCGCGCACGGTGCCGAGCGCTTGGCCCTGCTCGAAGGCCTGCCGCAGCTGCTCAGCCGCCAGCCCCTTGGCCTTGTCCTGCTCGCTGTTCGCGCCGTTGATCCAGCCGAGGGCGAACAGCAACGCCCCGATCACGCCGAGCGCGACCAGGCCATAAAGTCGTGAAGTCATAAGCCCACCAGGTAGAGAGTGCGCTGCAGTTGCCGCCGCACGACGATGCCGCCGCAGTTGCTTGCAGCGAGCCGGCAATCGCGGCCCGCGACGAACATCCAGCGCAGGAACTGATCGGCGGCGGCGACGTAATCGCCGGCAGCGGTCAGGCGGTAAAGCGTCGACCGGGCGAATGCCCCGGGGCCGACGTTGTAGACGAAGTCGGCCATGGCGATCTTCTGCCAGATCGTTGCCCTCGGCGCGGCGCGCATCACGAAGTCGACAGCACCGCCGAGATCGCCCTGCAGGTACGCCGCGCACTGCTCGGGCGTAGCCCGGTCACCAGCGCGGACGCCCTTCGTGTGCCCGGTGCAGATCGTCCAGACGCCGCCGCTGTCGGGGTAGGCCTCGAACTCGGTGCCTTCCATTTCCGGCGTGAGGATCATCAGGCCGGCGATGATCGCGGCGCGCTCGACCGGCGCCGGCAGGCCCGTCTCGTTGACGGTGAAGCCTGCAGCGGCAAGCGACAGCGTCACCGCCGCGACAATGCGCTTAATCAGCGTCATGGCGGCGTGCCTCCTTGCGTCGATCCATCCAGAGGCGGAACAGCGGCACGACCCAGCGCCGGGCGACCAGGTCGGCCAGCAGCGCGGCGTAATACAGCGCCGGCAGGACCAGCAGCCACTTCTCGAGGGTCAAACCATAGAAAGCGAGCGGGATCGCCGGCGGCACGAGCTTGGCGCCCTCGACGGCGACGGCATCCGCCATCGGCTGCAGCTTGTGGGCATCCATCGGCGGCGCTCCAGGAATAAAAAAGCCCGCTCAGTGGCGGGCAAAGGAACACTGATGGCGTCAGTATTCCGAGGAGATTGGATGCGCCCGGTGGGCGCGGCGACCTGCAGAAACGACAAAGCCCCGCACGGTGGCGGGGCTTTGGTTTGCATGTATCGCATTAGAGCACTTATTAGACATTATCCCTTACTTTTGCGCAATAGGCTTTTTCGCCTTTTTCGCTTGTCCGCATTTGCGCCTTTGCTCCTTTGTTCTTTTGCGCCTTACCGCATAGACCTCGCCCACCCAGCCCGGGCGCCCTGCAGGCTCCCGAAGCCCTCGACCTCGTGGCCACACCCACGGCAACGAGCACCCCACTTGCCGCCCGTCTCGAAGTAGCGCGGCAGCATGGCCGCCTTGCACGTGTGCCGATCCATATCGGGATCATTGATCAGTTCCCAGGAGGCCGCCGCCGCGACCTCGCAGGTCGTCACCTCGCCGCGATGGCGGCAACCCGGGCAGGCGTACACCCTGCGCCCCGTCTGCGGATCGAGACGGCGCTCGGGCTGGCTCCCGCATTGCGAGCAAGGCGTCATCACAACCCCCGATCCATCAGCACAAACCGGAAGCCTGCCAGCTCCTTGCAGAGCGCAGTCAGCGCGTCCCGATCCATCGCAAAAACCTCGTTGCGCATCGCCTGCCAGCGTGGGCACCAGTGCTGGTCCCAATTCGGCGTCGATACGCCCAGCAGCTCGCGCAGGCGGCAGGCGGCGTGCAGCTCCTTGCCGGCATTCACGAAGCGCTTCGCATCCTGCACCGCGAGGTGCGCCAGGCCCTTGGCCTTCTGCCTGGTCTTCGCCTGCACCTTGCCGAGCTGCGGCTCGTAGCGCGCCCACAGCGCCACCACGGCGCCGGCCTCGTCATCCCAGGCACGCGAGTCGGCGTAGGCGTAGCGGATCCAGTGCTGATGCTCCGGCGCGAGCTGGCCGACCGCGCGGACGATACGGGCATCCTGAAAGGCCAGCGGCCCGAGCGGGATGCTGCTTTTCTTCTTCGGACGGGTCTCGCTGGCGATCACGCGCGTGGTTCCTTTCGCCAGGGCGGCGACGTAAGCGGTGGGCAGGCGCCCCGGCTCCGCACCCTCGACCGGGCACTCGGCCCGCTCCTCGAGGATCCGCGCCGGAACGACGTCACGGGTGTTTTCGATGGTGTAGGCCGCCACGCGCTTGCCGTCATCTTCGCGGAAGTGCTGCGGCCCCAGGAAGGCGCCGAGCACCAGGTCGCGCATGACGGCGCGGTCGTGCGTCGTCACCGCCGGCACCCGGCGAGGGGCGGCAGCGACCGGCACCGGGTCGACCGGCTCGTCGATCACGTAGTAAGTGACCGGGGCAGGGCGGGGTTTTGCGGGGCGCGGATAGCGCGAGAGGCTTAGCGTTTGCATCGGGCGGCCTCCTGGCGATCGTGTGCGTCCTGGCACTTGGTGCAGCGGTGCGCTGTCGGCACGGCCTGCAGGCGGCCGGGGTGGATCTGGCCACCACAGCCAGAGCACAGCCCCGACAACTCGCTATAGCCCGAGCGGATCCAGCGATCGCCGAGGGCCACGGCATCACAGCGGCGGGCGCGGGCATCCATGAAGGCCGCGCCAATGTCGAGCTGCAGGTCGACGACCCGATCGCAGGCATCAGGCATGGAACAACCCCGCCGGAGCAGGGCCGCCAGCGCCGTGCAGCAGGCGATCGGCATACCCCTCGAACTCCTCGACCACGCGCGCGTTCAGCGCGCACCACCAGGCCTCGGCGGCCTCCTGGTCGTAGGCGTCGAAGAACGCATCGGCCGCCTGGCGCGTGGCGAAGTGCTTCACCGTCTCACCCTTCGCACCGAAAACCCGCCCCTCGAGGCGCACCGCACAACAATCGACGCCGCGCGCGGCCTCGTTGACGGCCATCAGCACCGCATGCGGCGCCACCCTGAAAACCTTGATCCAATCGCTCACTGCTGCGCCTCCTTGCGTGACGGGATGCTGACGAACTGCTCGAAAGCGTGACGGTCACGCAGCGCGAGATCCGCGACGTTGCGTAGAATCAGCGTGATGGCCTCGGCCTGCTCCTCGAAGCCACCGAGCTCGCAGATCAGCGCGAGATCCGCCTGCGTGCCCTTGTAGGCCTCGAAAGTGATCGGCACCGCTGCGGCGCGCTGCTTGGCCGCTTCATCGCGGCGACGCTTGCGGCGCTGGCGGATCCGCGCATGCCGGCGCTTGCGCTCCTCGGGCGTCTCGTTGACCGGGGCCGGCTCCTCGAGGTCGAGTGCCAGCTCCTCGAGGTCGACGGGCTCCTCGACCTGGTCGAGCGGGGCGTCAGTCATTGGCCACCGCCTTGCCCTGATCGAGCAGCAGCTGCAGCGCGGGAAGGGGGCGGCCGGTACCGGCGGCGACCGACGTCAGCTCGTTGATCAGAGCGAACACGGCGTCGACGCCCTCCTTGAGCATGCGGTCGACTTCGGCGGGATCGTCGTTGCGGTCGTAGCGGCCGTTGTGCGAGGGCTTGGCGGCGGCGATGAACTGGCCGACCTCCTCCATCACCTCGCCGATACGCGCAGGCACGGCAGCAGCCGGGGCGGGCGAAAGGGTAGGCAGGCGCAGGTTGGGCACGCCGATCAGCGCGAGGCACGCCTGCTGCGCGCGCTTGGCGTCGTCAGGCGTCAGGCAGTCGAGCCAGACTTGTTTCCACTCGAGCGGGAAGGGGGCGGTACCGTTGAAGATCCGGTTTAGCCGCTGGCCCCAGGCCTTGCGGCTGCGCAGGTACTCCTCGCCGTCGGCGGGCTCTGCCAGGGGCTCGACCAGATCGGCCGCAGCCAGAGCGGGCGCGAGGCGCTCGTGGGCGAATTTTTCGACCGACCACTCCGAATGCCGAAACCACAGATTAGTGGCCTCGAGCACGATTTCCCGCTCTGTACGTGCCGCCATAGCACCTTTCCCCTCGTTGTGGGTCTGAATGTAGTTATGGCGACATTTTCTGTGAACAGAACAAAAGAGGCAACATGATTTGCCTACTCTGAATGGAAACGTTGCCTATTCAGGACGGACAATAGAAAGGGACTGAGAGGGGCCACCATGAACCAAAAGTTTTCTATCGGGCCGGCGATACTCCGGCGCCGACAAGCGCAGCACTGGTCGCTCCAACGCCTGTGCGACGCTGCAGACAATGTCGTCTACCCAAGCGCGCTATCTGCCATCGAGAAGGAAAAGAGCGTCCCCACCGTGCTGACGGCCTACGCATTGGCGAAGGCATTCGGCACCACTATCGACGCGCTTATCGAGGAGTCACTCGGCGAAACCCAGGCGCCTGCAGCGCCTGCCGAGACGGTAAAACGGGTGCCGGTCATCCCTTGGGAAATGGCCGCTGAATGGGCTAAAAGCCCCGCCATAGAACGACTTCCGACCGGAACGCCTTGGGTGCTGGCACCGGACAATCCGCCCGGGGCGGTGTTCGGCCTGGTGGTGCGCGACGACACCATGCACGCCCCCAGCGGGCCGGCCTTCCCGGTGGGGGCGGTCATCTTCGTGGATCCTCGACAGGAAGCCGAGGCCAACGACCTGGTGGTCGGCTACACCGTCACGCCGGCCGAGCCGACCTTCAAGAAGTTGATCCAAGACGGTTCGCAGCGGTACCTTCGACCGTTAAATCCACAGTTCCCGCCGATCTCTGTCGACGGCAACTTCAAGGTGATCGGGCTGGTCACCGGCATGCGCATGAGCATCGCCAAAGGCCTGATTCGATGAACTGAATTTTAGGGTGGTTCTGTGAACTGAAAATATGGCGTAGACTGCGGGCTTAATCCCGCAGCATCACCTTTTCAGCAAGGCGGAAAAGAAAAAGCCCCGGGGCTGGTAACCTCGGGGCTGATCTGAAAACGTCGCTGGTGGGCGAACTGGACAAAACACAAGTGCTTGACCCTGTTGAAGATTTTCCCTGTTTTGCGGGCAGGAGGAAATCGGGGCATAGCGCTTCAGCACAGCCAGTCTAAACCCCATCATTGCAGCGTCAACGGATTGTTCTTTTGTGCTTTTGCGTTTTTGTGCAAAGGAACATCATGCAGAACACGAAGGACGACGCGAGCGCACTGGCCCGGTTCTACGCCGAGCGGTTCCGTTCCGACCCCTGGTCACTGATCGACTTTTTCGACGCCGATATCGCCGACGTGGCGGCATCGGTCGGCATCCGCTGGTCAGCGATTCGCAACGAGATCGGCCTGCGCGGCGACAAGGCCCGCCCCAAGGGCAAAGACGGCGTAACCGACAAGATCCACCGGGGCAAAGTCATGGCGTGGGGCGACACGAAGCGCGCCGACGACTTCGACTATCCCTTCTTCACCTTCAACAACAACAACCCGGCCTATGGTCACGCGACCTGGTCGGGCCTCGCAGCGCTGGCCGAGCTCTACAAGCGCGAAGGCGGCAACGTCACCAGCGAGAAGCACCAGCAATGGCTGGCCCGTCAGGAAGAACAGCGCGCCAAGCGCGAAGCCGCGCAGAAAGAAGCCGAGCAGCGCCGGGCCGAAGCCGAGGCGCGGATCCACCGCGAGCGGCTGGCCTATGAGGCCGCCTGGCACTGCGGCGGGCGCCACGAGTTCGAGTACGAAGCCGGCGGCAAGATCCGCAAGGGCTTCGTCGAGGTCATTGGCGAGGAGGACGGCAGCGCCCCTTACCTGCAGGCGAAGCAGATCGCGGCGATCGCGTCACGCTTCAAAATGCAACGTATGCGTGACAGTCACGGCGAGTTTACCGCCGTTCCGCTGTTCAATATCTCCGGCGTGTTCCTTGGCCTGCAGCGCCTCTATGCCGACAAGAAGCTGCAGGGCACCGGCGTCAAGATGGACGGCGCCCACTGCATCCTTGGCGACCTCGAGACCGCCGACCGCCGCTACAGCGTCGAAGGCTTCGCCACCGGCGCCAGCGTCTACCTGGCCGAGCTCGAGGCCGGCAACGAAGTGGCCGTCGTGGTGACCTTCAACGTCGACAACCTCGGCAAGGTGCTGCGCCAGTACGCCAAGCACTACCCGGCCTGGCGCTTCCATAACGCCGCCGACAACGACCAGTGGAAGCCACAGGCCGGCAACGCCGGCGTGCTAGCAGGCCTCGAGATCCACCGCGAGCTGCAGCACCCGGCCATCGTCCCCAACTTCGCCGCCAGCCTCGAGCTGTTCGGCTGCAGCGCCCAGCAGATTGCCGAGCTGCGCGCGCAAAACCGGGCGCCTGTCGTCGGGTTCAGCGGTGAAGAACTGGCCGCGTTCAAGGCCGCCCGCAAGGGGCCGACCGACTGGAACGACTACCACGTCGCCTTTGGCCTGGCCGCCACCGCCAAGGCCCTGCGCGCCCGCGACAGCGTGCTGCGCGCCGAGAAAGACTGGTTTGATTACTGCCTGCAGCGCCTCGGTTATTCCGGCCTGACCGCCGAGAAGGCCGCCAAGTCGGCCGTCGCCGCCGGCATGCTCCTGGTGCCGATCCGCTACACCGGCCGCGAAGTGCTGCGCATGGTCGAGAAGAAGATCCCGGCCGGCGTCGAGGTCGACCGCTTCAAGATCCGCCGCTTCGTTAAGTGGCTGGCCGACCAGAAGCTGCAGCAGGCCCGCGAGCTGCGCGGCTTCTCCGCTGCCACCCTGGCCAAGCCGCACGTGCAGCACCTGCGCGTCGAAGGCGTGCGCGCTGCGCACGGCGGCATCGAGCTGCCCCCGCACTTCGCCGACCTGGTCGATTCCCTCGAGGGCATGATCATCAGCCGCGCGCCGATGGGCTCCGGCAAAACCGAGAAACTGATCGCCCCGCTGATGCAGGCCGCGCCGAAAGCCGCCTATATCGCCCACCGCGTCTCGCTGCTCGACGACGCCGCCTCGCGCCTCAACATCCAGCACTACCAGCAGGTTTCGGCCGCGTGGATGCGAGACGTCTCGCACCTGGCCTGCTGCGTCAACTCGCTGACCCATCCGAAGTTCTACAACACCGACGAGCGCTCGTGGTTCACCACCGTCGATACCCTCTGCATCGATGAAGCCAGCCAGGTGATCAGCCACACCGCCACCGGCCCGGTCGACGGCCGCGTGCGCGTGTTCGATGCCCTGCTCGACGCGGTCGCCTCGGCGCGCCGCGTGCTGCTCTGCGACGCCGACGCCAACGACACGGTGGTCGAGTTCTGCGAGCTCGCCCGCCCCGGCCAGCCGATCACCATCCTCGAGGTCGTAGGCCCGACCGATCATATCCGCGTCAACCACACCGACGACGAGACCGCCTGGCAGGTCGCGCTCGATTGGATCTGCGCCGGCAAGCGCGTTCTGGTCGCCAACGACTCGGCCGAGTCGGCCAAGAAAATGGCCGCCCTGATCGAGGAGCGCATCGAGCACGGCGAATGCAAGCCGCTGCGCATGCTCCTGGTGCACGCCGACAGCAAGGCCGACCCGAATGTCGAGGCCTTCCTGCGCAGCCCCAACGCCGAGGCGGTGAAGTACGACGTCCTGATCTACTCGCCGGCGATCAGCTCGGGCGTTTCCATGACCACGCCGCACTTCGAGCGCCATGTCGGCCTGTTCAGCGGCAACACCGTCAGCCCCTCCGACGCCATCCAGATGCTGCGCCGTGACCGTACCGCGCGCGAGTACCTGGTCGGGATCGGTCACAGCTCAGCCCAGCGCGCCACGGATCCCGAGGCCATCTATCGCGGCCTGATGGAGCTCGACGGGATCACCTTCGCCTTCGAGGAGGATGCCGGCGAGGCGCGCTTCGTCAGGAAGAAAACCGCTTTTGATCATTTGTACCTGACCAGCGTCACCACCGAAAACAAGGCCCGCAACGACTTCGCCAACAACCTGCTGCTGATGCTGATCGCCGACGGCTACCAGGTCGGCCGGGCGGATCTCGACGACCCCGAGCGCACGAAAGAGAGCCGCAGCAACCGCAAGCACGCCGGCGCGCTCGTCTTCGCCAAGCGCATGGATCTGCTGACCAGCGTCGAGGTGCCCGACGAGGAGACCTTCGGCCGCCTCAACCGTCAGGAAGTCCGCAGCGAGACCGAGAGTGCCCAGGTCGACCGCTACCACCTGGCCCACCAGCTCGGCGTGCTCGAGCCCACCGAAGACGACGTCGCCTTCTACGACGATCGCGGCATCGCCAAGGTCGTCGCCCTCGAGCTGCTGCAGGCCGAGGAAGCCCAGGCCAAGGCCTACGACGAAGCCCAGCGCAAAGCGCGCGTGGTTCTGACCCAGCACCGCTACAAGACGGCCACCCGCGCCTTCCTGGTCGAGCTGTTCGAGACCCTCGGCCTCGATCGCTACACCGGCGCCGGCGAGTTCTCAGCCGAGCAATGCAAGCAAGTGCTCGCCAAGGTCACCGCCAGCCAGCAGGCCCTTGATGCCTACAACGCGCTGCGCGTCGGCCGCCACCTGCACAGCACCAGCGCCAGGGTCTGCGCCACGACGCTGGTCAAGTCGATGCTCGAGCGGTTCGGCCTCACGGTCGAGAAGCGGTCGAGCAATGGGCGGAACCTGTTCTCGATCAATGCCGACCGATGGTCGTTCGTGATGGCCTATGTCTTGCGTCGCCAGGCGCTCGGCGCCCACTCGTTGACGACGCACGAAGCGGCCAGTGACTACCAGCCCAAGGAAGCCCCCGAAGCCCTGCCCGTCGAGCCACAGGCCCCGGCGCCCGTGGCTTGCAGCGAAAGTGACACTTTGCATTGTGAGGGTACAGACACAGATGAAAAGTATCCCTTGGCAGTGACCGAGCATCTACTCGCTTTGGCTTCTCGCTGTTACCGCCCTTCCGGCATACCGCTGTCGCGCCTGGTGGGGGCGCTGGCGCCGGAGGTGGTTCGGGACTTCGTGAGTGGCCGGCTCAGTGATGCGTCAATAAATCGGACACTTGGCTTTGCCGAGAAACTTCTCCAGGCGTCCGCCCGGTGAGATACTGTACGAATGAACAGCAAGGCAAATTGGCATCATCGCCAGAGGAGGGTAGTCGGTTGATGAGTCTCGAAAGGATGGACACCGCCGCAAACAAGATCCGCAGGGCGCAGGCCCTGCTCGTGATGGTCCAGGCCAGCGCGCAGCAGGTCAGCCTCGAGCAGATCCTCGAGGCGGTCGCCTCGGTTCAGGAACTGCAGGAGCAGGCCGCCGAGGCGCTCGAGGAGGCTTACGCCTTACGGCAAAAGCCGGGGCAAGCCCCGGCTGTAGATTGCACCGCAAAAGGAACCGTAGCGTGCCTGTTCCCTAACCGCCTGCCTTCTTGAAGGCCTCGGCCAAGGCGGTCATGCGGTCGGCGTGTTCGGCCGTTGCGACCACCACCCCGTTGATCGTTGCGGTTGCCCGATAGAGCCCACTTTCCTGCAGATGCGCCACCATTCGCGGCTTCGCCTTGGCGACCTGGTCGGGCACCTCGAGCGCGACCGCCTCTAGCGAATGGTTCGGCGTGGCGAGCGCCTCGGCGGCGATCTCGAGATATTCCTTGATGTTCGGCCGGTAGCTGCCCACGTTGGTGGCGATCGCCTTCTGCGAGATCCGCGCCTCGGGCGCGGCCTTCACGGTCTCTTTCACCCACTGGTGAATGCGGTACAGCGAGGAGCTCGCGCGGATCCGCTCGTGCTCGTCGAGCGCCTGCAGCGCCTCGAGGCGGTTCGCCCACTTGCCCGGTACCGCCCCGGCGGTGGCCACCGGCTCGACATAGTCGATCTTGAAGGCCTTGTAGTGGATCTGCGACTTCATCCCCTCGTGCCCGAGCATTTCCTGCCAGAAGACGTCCTCGTTGACCTTCTTCCAGCGCGCATCCTGGCCGAAGTAGCGCTCGAAAACGATCCGCGCCCATATTGACCGGCTGTCCTTGAAAACCCGCTCCTCGCTGCCGAAAACGCGCTTGGTCAGCGTGTTCAGCGTCTTGGCCACGCGGCGGTTCACCTCGACGTTCGACAGGTGCTGCAGCTCGAGCACCTCGGGCAGCGCGCGCAGCTTGGCGAAGGCCTCGAGCACCTCGTCGGCCCTGACCAGGCTATAGATGCGGAAGGTCTCGCTGTAGTCGACGCCCTCGCGCCGCTTGGCCTGGCCGGAAAACTCGAGCTCGAACTCGCCCACCTTCTTGAAGCGGCCCAGCTTGAGCACCTCGATCTCGCGCCGCCCGGTGGCCAGCGCCAGCCCCAGCGCCAGGTGCGAGAAGTAGGGCGCGGCCGACCCATCGGCGCGCAATTGCTGCTGGCTCAGCAGGCCGTCGATCGTCGCCATAAGCCAGTGGTAATTGATCTCGACCGTATTCGTCGACCGCTCCTCGATGCGCTCGAGCTGCTCGTCGGCCAGGTCGGCCTTGGTCGCGGCTGGCAGCGTCAGGTGGCGCATGATCTCGTGGTCGAGCTTCATCGCGCGGATATCGTCGTAGGCGTCAGAGTCGCCAGCGCGGCGCACCTCGGCCAGCAGGTCGCGGTGGGCGAGGCGCACCTCGCTGATCTGCGCATGCGCGCCCATCGCCTCGAGCTGCTCGGCCCAGCGCGGGTGCCGCTTGGCCATCCGGCCGATCGCCTCCTCGAGCGAGTGGTGCCGCCAGTTCTGCGCGGTGACCGCCTTGCGGATGGTGGTCAGGTACCGGCGATAACTCGACGCCGCGAGCTTGTCCTCCTCCTTGCGCCGGCGGTCCTCGAACAGCGTGTTTTTCAGCCTGGCCGCGAGCCGGGTCAGACGCTTGGTCTTGTCGCCCCTGCTCAGCTCCGCATTGCCGTCGATCGCCCGCACGTCCTTTAGCAGCTGCTCGATCAGTTCGCCCAGCTCGACCTTCTGTCTTGATTCCCCACCCATGGCTCGCCCTCCTTTAGGCATACACCGTAAACCCTAGCGCAGATTCTACACATTACAACTATGCACCACAAGCCCTACTCGCTCATCGCATACACCCCAAGCCATAGGGCACGAACTCGCGCAGTGGTAGATATGGCCGCAGGTGTATGCACCCCTGCCCCATTCTATACGTATAGAATGGGGCAGGGGTGCATACACCTGCGGCCCTATCTTGTGCTAGGGGTGAGGGTGTATGCACTTGTTAGGGTATAGGGTGTATGGATGCTGCGCAGGCATACACCCTTTGCCATGCGGCAAAGTAGGCGAGCGCGAAGGGGCGGCGACTGCTCAACCACCAGCAAGGAAAGGATGCGGCAGCGGGCTAGATGGTCAGAAAGGACGCGGCAGAGGGCATGCACCAAAAGGACCAGCGCTTCGCGCTGCTTGTTTATGGCGCGGGAAACCCGCGCCGCTGCTGGGCTGCGGCCACGGGAGAAAGGACGGGGCTATTCAGGCGGACAAGGTTGGACGCTGGCGCGTCCGCTTGTTTGTTCTTTTGTTCTTTTGTTCTGTTGCTCTTTTGTTCCTTTGCGGCTAATCTGTGCCCGTTGGATCTGATAACCCACCAGGAGGGCCAGCGATGGCGAAGGTAATTTCGGTGCTCAACCAGAAGGGTGGCACCACAAAGACGACGAGCGCGGTCAACGTGGCCAGCTGCTTGGCCGTCACCCACGGCAAGCGCGTGCTGCTGGTCGACCTCGACCCGCAAGGCTCGGCAACCGATTGGGCGGCCAGCCGGGAGGGCGCCGAGGGCGACCCGGGCGTGATCCCGTGCGTGGCCATGGGCAAGCAACTGGCGCGCGACCTGCCCCGCGTGGCGGGCGGCTATGACTTCGTCGTCGTCGACGGCGTGCCGCAGATCAGCGAGCTGGCCGCCGCAGCGATCAAGGCGGCCGACCTGGTGCTGATCCCGGTGCAGCCGAGCCAGTACGACATATGGGCCTGCAGCGACCTGGTGCAACTGGTAAAGGACCGGCAGGAGATCGCAGACGGCCACCCTCACGCCGTGATGATGGTCGCCCGCGCGGTACCGGGCACGGTGATCGAGCGCACCGCACGCGAAGCGCTCGAGGCCTTCGAGCTGCCCATCCTGTCGAGCCAGACCTGCCAGCGGCAGTCCTACGTGCGCGACATTGGCAGCGGGCAGAGCGTCATGGACCTGCCGGCCGACAACAAGGCGCGCCTCGAGATCGAAGCCGTCACCGCCGAACTGCTGGAGCTGCTGCAATGACCGACGGGAAGCTGAGCACCGCCCGCCCCAGCCGCGCAGGCGCGCCCACCATCGAGCGCCCGCACGTCGAAAAGGCGCGCGCTGCAGTGTCGGGCGATGGCGAAGAAAAGAAGATTCCGCTGCTGGCGCCGGTGCGCTACCACAAGGGGCTGCAGGACTTGAAAAACATGACCAGCGACTCGACGCCGGTCAAGTACCTGCTCCTCGAGGCGATCGACGACCTGTTCGAGAAGTACAAGCGGGGCGAGGGGAAATTCGAGGTCGAGGATCTCGACGAGTTGCGCCGGCGGCTGCAGGCGCAGAAGTGAGGAAAGGTGCCCGACAGTGGCGGCAACCGCTGCCGGGCATGGACACGATCAAACCTTTGAGAGAGAGCAACCATGTCCGCAAAAGACTATATCACGGCGGCTCAGCTGCCACTTCATCGCATCACCGATCCGGCCTGCCGGCGCCTGGCGATGCAGTTCGTCGCACGTTACACCACCGGCCGCACCGGCGCGGCGCTGATGGCTCGTCTCGGGAGGGCCGCGTAATGCCTACCCTCAACCAGACGAAAGCCCTCGAGGAGGCCGCGCAGCGGCTCGCCAAGCACGCCGGGCGCGACTACTCGAAGATCCGCATGGTCGACCACTACCTGCGCCGCAAGGGCCGCAAGGATCCGGCGATCGGCGCCCTGGTGGCCGAGGCGGATGCCATCGTGCGCCCGCTGTTCGATCGCATAACCGACCTCGAGGCCGAGGGCGACCTGCTGCGCCACCGCCTGCGCGTCTGCCACACCGAAACCCGCGCCCTGGTCGAGCACCTGCAGGGCCTGCCCCGGCGCCTGCCCTCGCACCTCGACCAGGAGCACGCCGGTTTCGAGGTGCGCGCCTGGCTGCAGGCCGAGGTCGATCGCGCGCCCGTTCCACCCTACGCCGGCCCGGCCGGGGCGGTGCAGCCATGAGCCGCCACAGCGTAAGCCCGCTCGAGCAACTGCTCGGGCTGATCGGCACCGCCCTGGTGACGCTCGGCGCTTTCATCTGGCGCGTGTACACCGCAAAACCTGAATACGAAGATCAGCCAACACAAGGGAGCGACCAGCCATGAAACCAGTCGACACCAAAGAGAAAGGCGTCATAGAGCGAAGCCGGCGCCCATCCGCCGAATTCCGCTACTTCACCTTCGACCCTAATGGCGCCGAGTTCATCTACTACAGGTCGGCCGACGAGCGCGATGCCGATTCGCAGAACATCATCGCGCATTACCTCGACGATGGCTGGGACGAGGAAGTCGAGCAGATCATTGCCGGGGAGATCAGCCACACCTGCGAGCAAACAGACGCCCGGCATCGACCAGACGACGAGGACCTTGACGATGAAGACTGCGACGGGGAAGGCACCTATTGGGGCGAGTTCGACACGATCTGCAACTATGAACTGGCGCCAGTGACTGCCAACGGAGGCAAATAACCATGACCCCAGCACCGGCCGTAACCCTCCTCCTGGCCACCGGCCTGCAGTGCCGGTGCCCTTTCTGCCGTAACCTGGTGCCGCTCGATCTCGACGAGCGGATCCGGGGCCAGCGCATCGAGTGCCGCCATTGCGGCCGCGACTTCACCATTCACCCCGACGCCGAGATCCAGATCCCATGACGCACTACGTAATCGACCTCGAAACCTTGGGCAAGAAAGCGCCCGCGCCGATCGTCGCGATCGGTTGCGTGCGGATCGACGGCCTGACCATCACCGGCGAGCGCTACTGGCAGATCGACCTCGCCTCGGCCATGGCGCACGGCGGCGTGCCCGACGCGAGCACAATCACCTGGTGGCTGCAGCAGGGCGACGAAGCCCGCCGCGAGATCGACGGCAGCACGCCGGGCCTCGACCTGCCCCGCGCCCTCGAGCAGCTCGCCGAGTTCATGCTCGAGCAGGACGGCGAGCGCCTGGTATGGGGCAACGGCGCGACCTTCGACAACGTCATCCTGCGCCGGGCATTCGATGACTGCGCAATCGAGGCGCCCTGGCACTTCTGGCACGACCGGGATCTGCGCACGATCCTCGGCCTGTACCCCGAAGCCAAGGCGCGCGAGTTCGAGGGCGTGAAGCACCACGCGCTGCACGACGCCCGCCACGAGGCCCGCATGCTGATCGACGCGCTGCGCCTGCACGCGCAGCGGAATGCCGAGGCCGGGCCGACGCTGTTCGGGCTGCAGGTCGTCATCGATCCGACTATGCCACCAGACGCCATACGCCTGGTGCAGGGCTGACAAGCCCGCTCTGTAACCCGCCCCACACAGCCCGCCACCTGGCGGGCTTTTTGTTACCCTGCGGCCAGCCAACTAGGGAGGGGCTGCAGGATGAAAAAGGTAGTGATCGGCGGCGCCGTGGCGCTGGGCATATTGGTGGCGCTGATAATGGATCTGCGCGGCAAGGAAACCGTCGGGCTGGCCAATGCCCACCGCGCGGCCGGCTTCGAGCCGAGCTGCGAGACGGTGAAGACGGGCGGCCAAACGTGGGCCGTGTGCACGTACACCGGCACGCCGAGCGCCTGGCTGAAAGCCGGCGACGATTGGGCCACCGCGAACGGACGCGCGCAGCAGGTGGTGCAGCGCCTCGAGGAGAAGGGGCCAGGGCCTTACCAGGATCTCCCGCTGCTATACGTGGCCAAGGGCATGCCCGCGATGCCGCCCGCCGTGCTCGAGCGGCTCCGGTAGCCAGAAACGACAAAAGCCCCCACCGCCGCGAGGCAGTGGGGGCTTTTTCTTGGGCACAAAAAAAAACGCCCCACAGCCGAAGCCATGGGGCGGGTGTCACGATTGCTTGCCGTCGGGGTAACTCGCCTCGAGCGTGCTGCGGTAGCTCTGCGCGCGGGATCCGCTCGAGGTCACCTTGTCGATCGACCAGGTGCCGCGCATATGGCTCGGCCAGCTGTCATCGAGCACGACCAGCCCCTCGGCGCCGAACGCCGGATTGCCGGGGCAATCGATCCGCAGTTTTGCCGCCTCGCGCTGCACCTTGCTGTGCTCGCCCTTGGCTGCTGCGCGGGCCTCGCTTTCGTTCTGGTAGCGCTGGCGCACCTGCTTGAACGGCTCGGTACCGGCCTCGACGCGCACCTCCTTGCCGGCGGATCCATCCCACCAGACCGTGCGCGCACCCTTGAAGCGGATCCGGCTGTCGTTGTCGATGCGGGCGGCGATGAAGGACCGCGCGCCGGGGCGGTTGTCCTTCGTGACCGACAGCGTCACCGGCGGCAGCGGCTTGCCACTCAGCGACTTGACCTGGCCGCGCCGCGCGAGCACGTACAGATCATTGACCGGCTTCGTCACCGCGTCATAGCGGCGCGCGAGGCGGGTCAGGAAGCCCATATCGGTTTCGTTGGACTGGTCGACGTGGTCGATCACGATCGCGTCGAGCTCGGGCGCCACGCGCGGCGAGAAGCCGTGCCGGGTGGCCAGCTCGCGGAATATCGCGCCGAGGGTGGTTGGCCCGTAGCTGGCCGACCGGCGCGCCTTGAAGCCGGTCTCGTCGGCCACCTTGAACGGGGCGGCCGTGGCGACGATCAGAAGCTGCGCGGGGAACAGCTGCGGCATGGTGCGCGTGACCACAAACTCGCCCTTGTCGACGAGGCCGGTCTCCTCGTAGCCCACCCGCAGGCCGATCTTGCCGTCGACGCTCGGCAGGCCTTCCAGCCCCTCGATGTTGACGGTCAATTTCAGCTGATCCGACTCGACGCCCGCCGCGTCGACGTGCTCCCAATCGATCAGCCGGCCGTTGATCAAGGCCGCGTTCGCGCCGTAGATCTCGACCGCTGGCGTGTATCCGATGGCCATGCCGCCCCCTTAATCCCAGGCCGAAACCGGGGCGCTCTGCGCGGGCCGCTGGGGCAGCTCCGGCAGGTTCACCCACAGCCCGGCAGGCAGGGCCGGGCCATGCTCGGCCAGCCCCTCGTTGACCAGCCAGAAGGCCTCCTCGGCCTCGTCGTCGGCGCGGCCGAGCTCCCGGTAGATCAGGAGGTTGGCCGAGTCGCCGGCAATGGTTCTAACCCGTCGCATTCACGAACTCCCGCAGCTCGAGCGTCCACTCCAGCAGCGTGGCGGTGCCGTCATCGAGCACCCGCTGCTGCTGCTCGCTCACGTTGTCGATTCGCCAGCGGCCCCACACCCGGCCGATACCATCGACCAGGGTGTAGGGCTTGCGGGCGTTGGCCATGGCGCGCAGCTCGTCGACGGCCAGCATGCCGGCCTCGAGCTGCGCCTTGCCGCTTAGGCGCAGCTCCTCGAGGCCCTGGCCGGTCTGGTGCGAGAGCGGCTTGCTGCTGATGATATCGAGGTCGACCCAGCCGCCCGTTGTCTTGCGCTCGAGGCGCTCGTAGGGAAACCCGGTGGCGAGCCCGAACACGAACTCGCCGAGGGCCATCTGCTGTCGCATTAGTCGCTCCCGTCAGTCAGGGCCGCGCCGCGTCGCACGGCAAGCGGGTTGGCCATCATCAGCGGCGTGAACTCGCCGCGCATCTTGGCGATGACCTGATCGGCCAGCGCGGAGCTAGTCGCCTGGTCAGCGCCGGCGATGTGAATCACCGGGGCAAAGCTGATTTGCCGGCTGTCGGTGTTGTTCACGACCTCTTTCGCCACCGCCTCGGGGCTGCTCAGCCGGTCGACCAGGGCGCCGAGTTTCTCGCCGATCCAGCTCCCGGCCTCGCTGCCCGCCAGTCCGCCGATCGCACCGCCGACGATGCCGCCGGCGGCGGTGCCGATAACGGGCACGACCGAGCCGATCGCCGCGCCGGCCGCCGCGCCGCCCCACATGCCGCCCAGCCCGCCAGCGGTGCCGCCCACGGATCCGCCGATCGCCTTCGCGTCGGCGCCTTCGCTCACCAGGCTGACCACGTCCGCCGCGCCGGCCGCCAGCATCAGCGGCGCCGCGACACGCCCGGCAAGGCGCCCCGCGCTGGCCAGCTTGCCGCCAGCGCCACGGGCGCCACCCTTGCCAGCCCTGCCGCCGCCGAGGCCGCCAGCAGCCCCGCCAGCGCCCAGGCGAGCCATGGCCGCATTCAGGCGCAGCACGGCGCGGTCGGCGGTCAGGGCGGTGCGGGCGGTGTTGGCGTCCAACTTGGCGCGGGCGAGCCCGGCCTTGTTGAAGGCCTGGCCGACCATCAGGCCGGCGAACTTGAGGCCCAGCGCGCCCACCTTGAGCGCAGCCAGGCCGCCGCCAGCGACAGCGATCGCCGCCGTGACGTTGGGGAAGGTCTCGGCCGCCCAGCTCAGCCCGTCGACCACAGCCCCCAGCGGGACCAGGACGGCGTTCAGGGCCGGCAGCATGGCGTTGCCGACCAGCGTCGAGAGCCGGGTCAGCTTGGCCACGAAGGCGTTCCAGCCGCTGCGCGAGGTGTCAGCCACCCCGGCCGCTTCCTTCATCATCGAGCCGGCCGCGTCGGCCTTGTTGGCCACCATGCCGAAGGCGCGCTCGACCTCGCCGAGGTTCTGCAGCAGCGGCATGATGGCGCCGATCGACTCGGAGCCGAACAGCTGCGTGGCAAGCGCGCTCTGCTCCTCCTCTGGCGCCTGTTTCAGCGCCTGCAGCACGTCCATGATGACCTTCGGCGCATCCTGCTGCATGCCCCTGGCCAGATCCTCGGGATCGAAGCCGAGGGCCTCCCAGGTCTCGCGCTGCCCCTTCGTCGCCGCCTTGCCCTTGGTCAGCGCGGCGGTGAAGTTCTTAAAGCCGGTACCGGCGATTTCCTTCTCGGTGCCCGGGTTGAGAAAGGCCGCCGACAGCGCGGCGGTCTGCTCGGGCGACAGGCCCGACGCCGTACCGACTGCGCCGTAGCGCTTGACCACCGCCGCGATATCCGCCGGCGTAGCGTTGAAGCTGTTGCCGAGGTAGTTCGTCGCGTCGGCCAGGTCGAGCGTGCCCTGCCGGTCCAGGTTCATCGAGGCACGCCACCCGGCCATGGTCTCGCCGGCGGTCTGCGCGTCCAGGTCGAAGGCGGCGCCCATGATCGCGGCGTCGCGGGTGAACTCGACGATGGCGGCCTGCTTGCCGGCGCTGTCCTTGGCGTCGTTGCCGATGCCCGACTGCCCGGCGGCGTACTGGATCTTTGCCAGATCCACCGCTGTGATGCCGGCCGAGGAGATCAGGCGATCGCTCGCCATCTTGAGGTTGGCCGAGGCCATCGCCTCGCGCTGACCCTCCTCGAACGTCACCACCTTGGCGACGTCGGCCATCGCCGTTTCCAGATCCATCGCCTGGTTGACCGGGCGACTGGCCAGGTAGCCGATCGCCGCCGTCTCGACCATCTGCCCGCGCAGATCCGCGCGGGCGCCGCGATTCGCCTCGACCCGGCCCTGCGCCGTGCGCACCGCATCGAGCCGCGCACGCTGCGCCTGCAGCGCCGCGTTGGCCTGCTCGGTCGCCGCCTCGAGGCGCTTCTGCTCGCTGGCCAGCTTGCTGGTGTCGACCCCGGCGCCGGTCAGCTCGGTTTGCAGGCGCTTGAGCTCGTTGCGCTCCGATCGCTGCGCCGCCTCGAGCGTGCGAACGCTGGCGGTGTTGCGATCCTGCGCGCCGTCCAGCTTCTTGACCGAAGCGGTGGCCGCGTTGAGCTCGCGACCGAGGCGTGCATGCTCGGCGCGGGCCGTCTTGACCTGCGCCGTGGTGGCCTCGGTCGAGGCTTCCAGCGCCTTGAGGGTGGCCGAGGCCTGGCCATACTCCTGCGACAGTCGATCGACCTGCGCCGTCGCCTGCTGATGCTCGCGGCCGATCCGGCTCTGCTCAGCCCGGGCGGTCTGCAGCGCGGTGGTGGTCTTCTCGACCTTCTCGGTCAGCTTGGCGTAGCCGTCCGCGTCGCGGGCGGTGCGGTTGAGCTTGTCCAGCTCGGCCCGCTGCGCCTTGACCTGCTCCTGCAGCTCGTCGGCCTTCTTGCCGAAGTCGCCGAAGGTTTTCGAGTAAGCATCGACAGCGGCGAGCCGCAGGGAATACTTCGACTCAGCCATGCGCTACCCCTTTTTCACACCCAGCCGGGCGATCGCCAGTTCATACCGGCGCAAGCCCTTGCCGGCGTCCCACTCCAGAATTTCCGCCTCGCTCACGTGGTAAACGAGGGGTACCACGTCGCAGATCACGTCGACGTCGCGCTCTGAAAGAAGTCCGCCGGTTTGTTCAAAAAATCGTTCAGGCGCCCCTGCAGCTGCGTCCAGTCGGGCAGGCTCAGCCGGGTGATTTCCACCAGCGACAGGCCGGTGCAATGCGAGCTGATGAAGTCCGCGCGATCGGCCGGGGTTTTCAGCTTGCGCATGACCTTGGTCGCCTTCATCGCCGGCACCTGCAGGGTCAGGCGATCCACTTCGCGGCCGATGGCCTTGATCGGGACCAGCAGCGGAGCGTCGTCGGGATCCTCGGGCTTTTTGCCCAGGAAGTAGGAAGCCGGGAGGTTCACGTACTCGTGAATCCGCGTCGACAGGGTCACGTAGTCGGGGCGCTTGATCTCCTCGAGCACCGCCTGCGGCAGGCCGGTGGCCAGCAGCAGCAGGGCCTCGAACTGGTCGTCTTCGTCGTCGCCGGCGTTGGCCATCGCGACGCGGTATTCGGCGATGGTGAAGGGGCGCAGCGTGATCGTGGTCAGCTTCTCGCCGTTCTCGGCCGCGATCGGCCACTGCAGCGTGTGCGGTTCGGGTTTCCAGGTCATAGCGGGTTTCCTTGCGTGCACGAAAAAGCCGCCCGTAGGCGGCTCTGTTCGAGGGTGGGGAGGGTCAGACCATCAGGGCCAGGCGGCGGGCGCCCTTGAGCAGGTCGCGGCCGTTCACGACGACCTTCTGCGTGCGGGTGTCGATATCGATCACCGGCACGCCCATTTCGAGGCGCGTGTAGGTGCGCAGGGCGATCTCGAGCACCGTCACGGGCTTGTCGCCCATCTTGAGGGTCTTCTCCTCGAGCTTTTTCAGCTTGCCGCCCTGCACGTGGTAGGTGAACCACTCGTTACCGTCCTGGTCCTCGCCGGCCTCCTGCACGGTCAGCAGCACGTCATCGCCGCCGCTCACGCCCAGGGCCGCCATGATCGGCAGGCCGACGCCCTGCAGCGTCAGCTTGCCGGTCAGGGCTTTCATGCCGGTGGCCATCTCCTCGGGGATGTAGCGGCCCCCGCGCATCTCCTCCATATCGAACTCGATCGCCGGCGGATCGTAGTCTTCGATAGTGGCGTTAAGCGGCAGACCCTGCAGGGTCGCCGTGATGATCTGCCGCACTCGGTTGGTAAACATCAGAGGACGTCCTCCAGGAATTCTTCGATGATCGCGTCAGACGCATTGAGCTGGTAAATCATGTGCTCGTTCGGGGCATAGCGGCCGTAATCGATGCACAGGTACCAAGTGCCGTTTTTGTACTTCTCGACGCTGTTCAGCTCGGGGTGCAAGTACACCTTGCCGCCCGGGATGGTCTCGTCGGCGACCAGCGTCTGCAGCCAGTCGTCAATGCGCTTGACCTCCTGCTCCATGAACGACTTGGTCAGGTTCTTGGCCATGACCTTCTGCGCCGCCTTGACCAGCTTGCGGGTGATGGCGTCCTCGAGGCCCACGTAGCTGATGAACTTGCCGGTGATCGTGCGGTTACCGATCAGCGAGAAGCCGCCCAGGGTGGTGCGCGCGTAGTAGCTCACGCCGTAGCGGTTGAGCAGGTCGCCCTCGGTCGACTTGTCGAGGATGTTGTACTCGACCACGCGCGAGACGTCGGCCGCGTAGGTCACCTGGTTGCCCGGGCTTTCCCACTGCTTGACCGCTGCCAGCGCGGCGATCGCCAGGCTCGAGGGCGGCAGGAACACGTTGGCCTTGGCCGCCTTGGAGTAGACCGCCGGCATCTGGTGGACCATGTAGCCCCGGTCGTAACCCAGCTCGGCACCGCCGATCGACTCGGAGTTGGTCACCTGGCCGGAGACCGGCACGTCGAGCCCGTCGAAGACGAAGCGCGCGCGGATCCGCTTGCCCAGGCTGGCCAGCTCGCTGTGCACCGCCTGCGCGTCGGAGAAGCCCGGGGCGCCGATGATGGTCGGCAGCTCCTGGCAGGTGGTCAGCGCCTGCAGGCCGGTTTTCTGGCCCGACTCGAGGTCGATGCCGCCGATCACGTTGCTCAGCGTGTCGGCCTCGAGGGCGCCCTCCTCGACGACCACGACATAGATCGGCACCTTCACCACCTTGAGGATCTGGTGCACCACCTGGTAGAGCGTGCCCGCCTCGGCGCCGGTCGGATCCAGCAGCGCAGCCAGGGTGTAGCTGTTGATGCGAAACGGCGCATTGCGCGGCACGCTCATATCCGCGTTCGGCGCGGTACCGACCAGGCCGACGACATTATCGCCAAGCCCGCCCATTGCCTCCGGCGACTCGGTCGTCTCGACCGAAACGCCGTTGTGCTCGAAATTGGTTACCTCGGCCATGGTTACTCCTTAGCGGCGGTTTTCTTGGTGGCAGCGGCGGCGGGCGCCTCGGCCTCGGTTTCGGTGGCGGTCAGCTTGATGCGGCCGGCGCGCAGCAGCTGCTGCGCCTCGACGTCCATCAGGTCGAGCTTTTCGCCCTTGTTCGCCCAATGGCCGCCCCCCTTGGGGAATGCGACGAGGACGGTGTAGCTCTTACGAAGTGCAGGCATGCGGAGTGCTCCAGGCGTAAAAAAACCGCTTTCGCGGCGGTGGGTTGCGGTAGGTGTGCAGCAGGCCCTGGTGGCCGGGTGGCCATCGGTCAGGCGGGAGCCGGTAGTGCGCTCGCTGCCAGCGGCGGCGAAGCGCGAGCATGAGGAACAGGAGCATCGAGACCTCCAGACGATCGCGTAAGAATCAGATCCGCCAGCACCCCCTCCACCGTCCTCTGCGCCTGGCAGTGCTTGCTGTAGGCCAGGAAGCTGTTCACGCGTTGGCGAACGTGCTCCTGATCGATCAGGCCGGCGCGGTATTGGGTGGCCAGCTGCCGGAACGATGCTTTGGCGCGTTTGATGTTGCGTTTGCGCGGCAGGATGTGGGTTGGCCAGATGCGGTAGCCACAGAAGTCGAGACCGCGCTGCCAGGGATGGATCGCGGTCTTGGGGTTCATCGCCAGGCATAGGCTGTTGGCCGTGGCGGATAGCGCGCGCATGGCCTCGGCGGCAGCAGCCTTGTTCGGCAGTACGGCGATGAAGTCGTCCATGTAGCGCACGTAATACTTGATGCCCAGCTGATCCTTCGCAACGTGGTCGAGGTGGTTCAGCAGGACGTTGGCGCCGAGCTGGCTGGTCAGCGCACCGACCGGCAAGCCGATGCCAGCTTCGTGGCCGTAGCCTGCGATGATCTGGCGCCACAGCCAGAGGGCGTCGGGGTCGCGCACGGTGCGCTCGATCTCGCGCAGCAGCGAGGCGTGGCGGATGCTGGAAAAGAAGCGGCTGATGTCGGCCTTGAGTACGTAGCAGCCGTCGCCGTGGTTGCGCTTGGCCACCCGCAGGAAGTGCTGCGCCCTGGCGACAGCCGCTTGGGTGCCTTTGCCGACGCGACAGGCGTAGGAGTCATGGATGAATTTGCGCTCGAACAGCGGCTCGACCACGCGAACAAGGGCGTGATGAATGACGCGATCGGCGAAGGGCGGCGCCTGAATCAGCCGCAGCTTAGGCTCCTTTACAACGAATTCGCGCTGTTTGCCGGGTCGCCAGCTCTTCCACAGCAGGTGATTCTGCAGGTTGACCAGATTCTCCTCAACGTTGGCAGAGAAGCGCAGCACCGAGCCGCGCTCGCGCTTGCCGCGCCGGGCTTCCAGGTAGGCGGCGTAAAGATTCTCGAAACTGGTGATCTGGCCCCATAGGCCAGCGGTTGTAACAGGCACAGCAGAAACCTTACCTCATGCGAGGGATAGGGCAGGCGCCGCCGCATTGGCCGAGGCTACTAGCCGCGACGCCCTGTAAATCTTCGACAACACGGTCTGGACAAAGGCCCCAAAGGAAACGCACTGGACGCCGGCCCGTGAGCCTGGCGCCTTCTGGCGGTAATCGTTTGCGAGGCGGCCGCCGATGTTCGTGTTCGCGTTCGACGCGGCGTTGTTGACGTTCAGATAGAACAGGCCGGCGTTCGAGCCGTTGCCGTAGTTGCCACCGTAATAAGCCATTGCCCAATGTTGCTATTTGCGTGTTGCGGCGCCCTCGTGCTTGATCCAGGCGCCGACGATGCGGCCGATCTCGTTGACGTGGCGCATCCAAACATCGAGGCGCTTGGTGCTGATGTAGCTCAAGCGGTGCGCCTTGCGGATCAGCCCGCGACAGACCTCCAGCTCGACGTCCAGGTCGAACAGCGCGGCGGTCTTCTGCTTGCGCTTCCAGGCGACCACCGTCAGCCGCAGCAGACGGTTGATGGTGGCGCGCAGGTCGGCGCAGAGCAGATGCCGCTCCAGTTTCGGGAACTGGTGCAGCACGGTGTGCGTGTAGGCGTCCAGCTCCTCGAGCTTGGTCAGCAGGACCAGGTGCGCATCACTCACGGCAGCGGCTTCCCCTCGTCGTGCTCGATGCTGCGTTCGCAGTGGCCAGGGTCGAGCTTGTCGAGCAGCTTGCAGAGCACGCAGCCCCACCGCTCGCCGCCTTTCGCGGCCTTGGCGGCGCGCGAGCTGATGGTCTCGTCCTCGTCGCCGCCGAACGCGGCGTTCGCCAGCTGGTCGTGCGCGATGGCGAGTTTCCAGGCGCGGTCGCTGCCGGCCAGTACGGCCAGCAGCATCCAGGCGCTGGCGACGATCCCGGCCAGGGCGCAGAGCAGCCACAGGCCGATCATGCGCAGGCGCTTCACCATGTGATGCCCTCCAGCTCGGCCGGGGTGGTGGCGGCCTCGATCTGATCTTCTGCGGCCTGGCGGCGGCCGATCAGTGCGCCGCTGTGCTCGGCGTAGGCCTGCATCTTGGCCGCGACGCGGCCAGCCAGGTCGATGACGGTCAGCCCACGGGCGGCGGCGATGGCATCGAGCAGCGGCACGGGGGTATCGGCATCGAGCGCCAGGGCTTCGGCTTCCTTGACTTGCTGCGGCCAGCTCTTGACCTCGCCCTCGGGGTACGGCGCCGCCAGGGCGGCGAGCGAGGCCTCGCAGTGCTGGTTGATCTCAGCGAGCTTGCGGGCCTTGGCGTCGCGCAGCGCTTCGGTCTCGGCGGCGGGGTAGTCCAGCGCGCCCAAGTATTCGGCCTGCTGCGGATCGCAGGCGGGGACCTCGCCGGGCTGGCCCGGCTGATCAATCGCAACGAACAGGCCGTTATCACGGTACTCGGAAGGCACACGCCAGGCGCGCACCACCGCATCGGTGCCCAGCAGCGGCAGGTTGACGCTGACAGCGCCCACGATCAGCACGGCGTTTTCGATCTTCATCATTTTGCAAAACTCCTAAAGGGGCGCCCGCTCGGCGGGCTGGCCCCGTTACATGACTCAGGTGACAGGATTCATCACACCTTTGCGAGGCGGCCGCCGATGTACGGGATCGCGTACGACGCGGCGGTGGAGACGTACAGATAGAACAGGCCGGCGTACGAGCCGACGCCGTAGTGGCCACCGTGATACGCCACGCAGTTGGCGTTCGCGTAGCTCTGGTCGGCGGTGGTGCCGTTGGCTTCGGCGCTGTCGGTGGTGGCTGGCACGAACAACGGGCCGAGGTCGAAATCAGCGCCGGCGTTGGCCGACAGGCTCACGGTCCAGCCGTTGGCCGGGGCGGTGGCGCCGGTGTTGATGTAGCCCTTGTTGCCGTGCTTGTCCCAGATCTCGTAGCGTTTCGCCGCATCGGTGCGCAGGCCGTCGACCATCTGCCAGACGTTGCCCCACAGGCCGACGATGCCGCGCCAGGTGGCTTGCGCCACGGTGGGGTGGTCGACTACCTGTACGCCAGACGGCGAGTTGTCGACATGGCCGCGACCGATCAGGGCTTGGCTGTTGGCACCACCCATCTCGATCATGGCCAGCAGCTGAATGGCGCTGAGCTGGTAGTAGTCCCACAGCTGGAAGCCCGACACGCCAGAGACGTTCCGCGCGGCGGCGCGACCCTGCATCGTCGGGAAGTCGATCGACACCAGCGGCGTGACGCCCGGCTTGGAGCCCAACTTGGTGCCGTCCGCCGTGCCCTGGTACTTGCCGACCCAGAACTGGCCGATGGGCGCGCCGGCGCGCATGAACGCCGGATGCAGGGTGAAGCCCGCGGCGGGCTGGTCGCTGATCCACCAGGCGCGCTTGCCGGCGTTGGGGCCGGCAGCGATGGTGCCGGCCTTCACGTAAAACGCGGGGATCTTGACCATGGCCTGGCCGTCGATGGTGACGTCCTGGATCTGGCCGTAGGTCTGGTGGCTGCTGAAGAATGCCGAGTCGGTCACCTTGGTGGCGCCGTTCTCGTCGATGCGCGCCCAGGTGCCGGAGCCGCCGCCGGTCGACAGCAGCGCGATGCCCACGATGGTGGCGAACGCGGCCTTGGTGGTGAACTTGCTCTCGCCGGACCATTCCGACCAGCCCTTGGTGACGCCCTGGTGGCGCACGCGCACGTAGTAGCCGGTTTCGCCCGCTTGCAGCACGCCCGCCGGGACCACCGCTGTCAGCAGGTTTACCGCATCGGTGCCGCTGTCCCAGACCGGGGCGCTGAAGGTGCCGCCGGCAGTGCGGATTTGCCACTGGCTGGCGGCGTGCGTGTCTTCGCCGCCGGAGACGGTGAACGAGGAGCTGGCCAGCGTTGGCTGCTCGGGTACGTCCAGCGCATTGCTGACCGGGCCGGTGACGGTCGGCGCGACCACGTAGATGAAATCGGCAGCGGTGGCGAAGCTGGTCACGGCGGACCAGTCGGACCAGAGGCCGGCGACGTCCTGGACGCGACCGCGCAGGTAGTAGGTATTGCCGGCCTGCAGCACCTCAGCCGGGACGCGGTACGACAGGCCGGAGCCCAGGGCACCGGAGTCGTGCAGCACGGTGGCGAACAGGGCGTCGGTCGAGATCTGGAACTGCACGGCCTGCTGGGCATTGCCGGCGGGGCTGGTGTAGTTGTCCAGGGCCAGCGTCGGGCGCTCCATGATGCCGACCGAGGCGTCCGCCGGCGAGGCGATGGCCGGTGTGCTTGGGGCCAGCTCCGGGTTGAGGAAGCCGCCGAGGCCGGTGGGCGTGCCCAGGGCGACGATGTGCGAGAGGGTCAGCGCCTCACCCTCAATGTCCAGCCGCAACCAGCCGTCGCCGCGCATCGGCAGGATGTATTCGTAGTCCGCCATGCCGGCCGGGATGCTGCCACCGCTGCGGCGCATGGACCAGCCGCACTCCTTCCATGTGCCCTGGTAGGCATCGCGGTAGTAGAGCCGTGCCTCGGCAGCACTGAGCGAGCGGCGAATCACCACGGCGCCACCGTCGCTGTCGGTGCCGATGTTGATCGCCTTGGTCAGGTAGATATCGCCGACCTCGCCGCGGGCCAGCGCAGCGCCCTGTACTGCGAGGCTGGAGCGCGACAGCGTGGCGGTGGCGCTCCAGTCACGCGCCAGGTTGGCGGTCAGGCGCACGCGCTGGCCGGAGAGGATGTTGGCGATCTGCACCAGGGCGGATACCGGCGCCGGATTGCCCTCTTCGTCCAGGGCGGCGGGATCGGTCAGCACGTAGTAGTCGCCGGCGCGCAGCGCGCTGGTGTCGGCGACGTCGAGCGAGTCATCCCCATTTATGCCCTGCACCACGGCCACCGGATCGATATCGATCAACGTATAACCGGGGGTGAACATCTCGAAGTTGATCGCGTTGCCGCGGTACAGCCAGTCGAGGCTGACGGCGCGCTGCACGGCCACTGAGCTGGTGGCCTCTACGCCGTCAAGACGCTGATCGAGGGTGGCGACCTGCTCGCCAAGCGTCGCGCCGGTTTCTTCGAGCACGCGCGCGAGGTAGGCGTCGTTATCCAGCAGCGCCTGGTGCACCGGGTTCCAGGTGTCCGGGTGCGCGACGCTGTTGGTGGTCAGCTGGGGGATGCTTTCGCTCAGCTGCGGGTTGGCGCTGGGGGTCAGGGGCATGGGGTTACTCCTCAGTATTCGAAGACGATGTCGAAGTCCATCTCGCCGTAGGGCTCGAGCTCGATGGGGGCGATTTTTTTACGGGCGACCAGCACGCCGGAGGCGGTGAAGGCGCCGACCTCGGTGATGGTCTTGCCGCTGACCGCGCTGCCCGGCAGCGTGGCCGAGGCGGTGACCTCCGGGCCGGCCGAGGTGGCAGTGGCCGGAAGGCGCAGCACCTCGGCCTCGAGGGCGGTGTCTTCGTCGGGCGAATAGGCGCGGGTGCCTTCGCCGAACGCGAGGTAGGCGATGGGCGACAGCGCCGAGCCGGTCGCGGCAGCGAGGGCGATGTGGCTGCGGTAGGCCGTGGTGGTAAGGATGGGTGACGTCATAGGGCTACCTGCTGAGTTGTGCCGTGCTGGCGGATGCGAGCGGTGATGCGGGCGCGCACGCGCGGCGCGGAAGGCCGGGCGCCGAGCTGCCAGGTGCCGTCGAGCTTGTGCAGGCCGAGGCGGTCGAGCGCGGCATCGCCGAGGGTGATGCCTTCGTCGAGCGGCCAGCCGCCGAGCGTGAGCGAGTCAAGCCGGGCGCTGCCGTCGAGCGGCAGGTAGCGCGGCGCGAGGTCCGCCGGCTGAGCCGGCGAGCCGGTACCGACGGTGGCGCGCAGCTGCAGGCGCAGGCGCTGACCCATGCGGGCGTGCCCCTCTGCCCACGACCAGCTGCCGACCAGGCGCAGGCCGTCGAGCCGAGTGCTGCCGTCGAGCTGCTGCGTGCCGTCCAGGTGCCGCGGCGCGGTCTCGCCGCCCAGCGACCAGCAGCCGTCGAGCGTGCGGCGCTGAAGGGGTTGCACGCGCTGGCATTTGGCGAGGCGGATGCGGACTTGTTGAGCAAGGCGGGTGGCGCGGACGGGGCGGCCGAGGTGGGCGCGGATGGCCGCGACAATTGCCACCAGCTCGCTACGCAGCGGCCCATGCTCCTCGGCCAGCGCGCGGATCTTGCTCTGCTGCTCGCGTGACCAGGCGCCGTCGGCGGTGTTGATGTGAATGGCGTACTTCGACCAGTGGTCGAGCGGCGTCGCGCGCATCAGGGTCGCACTGCCGTCCGGCGGGGTGAGCGTCGGCGTGCCGTCCAGTTGCCAGCTGCCGTCAAGCGTCAGTCCGCCAAGCGCCTGCCAGGCGCGCTGGTAGGCGGTGCCGCCCTCGATCGACAGCACGTCATAGCCTGCCGCTGCCAGTGCGCGCTTGATCGCGTGACGAGTTCCGGCGAGGCGCTTGACCTCCCACGCGCCCGCCACGGCGGCGCGCTTCTGCGCCTCCGGGGCCGTGGCGGGCCAGTGAGTGATGCCGCGGTCGGCGGCGAGATACGGCAGGAACTCGGCCGGCGTCTCGGCGGCATTCATCAGCGCCGGGAACGGCGGGGCGATGCGGTCGATCAGCTCGCCCGCGACCGTGTCGAGAGCGAGCTCGAGCAGCGAGCTGTTGGCCGGCAATAGAGTCATGGGCTCAGCACCTTGATATCAATCGCGATCGAGTCGCAGAAAGGGGCCTCGCCATCGCTGCAGGCGATGGGCGCCAAGGGCTCGAGCAGATCCAGGCGCACCGCGCCGGCGCCGATCAGGCGGGCGCGAATGTGATCAGGGTCGACGTACCCTTTCAGGCGATGCTGCGCGGCGGCGTATTCAGCCAGGGCGCTGACAGCCGACCGCTGTGTGATCTCGGCGTCAGGGCCGGGGTTGATGTAGGCGGTGGCGCGGATCTGGTACCCGACGATGACTGCCGGGCGAATGTCGACCGTGTCCGTCTCGGGCGAAACGTCCTCGCGCGCGAAGTGGGCGCGCTGGGCGTCGAGCAGGGCCTCGCTCGGCTCGCCGCGAGCGGCGCGGCTAAGCACCCACACCGTGACGACACCGGGTGCTGTGCGCACGGGGCGGACGTCCTTCACCTGTGCGGCGAGGGCGTCGGGCTGCAGGGTGTACGTAACCACCACGGTGCCGGGCTCGGGGGCAGTGATCGATACGGCGGCGCGGTCGCCGAGGGTCAGCGCCTCGCGGCGGTAGTGCAGCCTCGAGCCAGCGGCCGGCGCGTGAGGCGCCAGGTAGTAGCGCAGGCGCAGATCCTCGTCCAGCTCGACCTCAGCGGGTACCGGCGGGAAGGCGTCGGGGTCGCCGGGGGTGACGACGCGGCGCTCGAGGCCCATGTCGGCGGCGCGGGCGTCGAGGTTCGAGCCCTCTGCCCACCAGGCCAGCATTTGCTTGATTCGCGCGTTGTATTTTCGCTCGTGGCTCTGCAGGCGCAGCGTGAAGGCCTGCAGGATCATGGCCAGCAGGTCGCTGTCGTTCTCCAGCGCCTCGGCCAGGCGTGCGGCCTTCTCGGGGTCGCGGGCCTGCACATAGGCCAGCACCTCGGCCTTGAACTCGGCGAGCAGCGTCTCGAAGGTTTCGACCTTGACGATCTCGGGCTCGGCCAGCTGGTTGAGCCCCGGAATAAGCATGCTCACGTGACCACCTCAAACGTCATTTTTCGGTTGTGCCATGTACCGGCCAGGCGCAGCCGCAGGCCGGCGCCCTCGCGGGTGGCGACGATCGCCTCCGGCACGAACTCGCCGATGCCGTTCGCCTCGTTGTAAAAGGCCTCGGCCGCGTCGGCCTGCGCGAGGATCAGCAGGCGATCGCCGAGGTTCTTGCCCAGCCTGGTGGGCAGGCGGCAGCCGTACAGCGGGCGCTTCTGGCGGGTGCCGAGCGGGGTCGTCAGGGCGCGGGTCGCGCGCTGCACGAAGGCGGGCCAGTCGTCGACGGTGGCGCCGGTGTCGCGGTCGATGCCGATCATGCTGGTACCCCGCCGATGCTCGGGCCGCCCGAGTTCAGGTGCTGGTGATCCTTGCCGATGTTCTTGCCGTCGTGATCGACGAGCGGCCCGACCAGGTGCACGCCGCTAGCGTCGATCCGGATGCCGGAGCCATTGCTCAGCAGCTCGATGCCGTCGCGGTCGTGCTTGATCGTGGTCGGACCGTTTTCCCAGGCCTGCGCGTGGGCGGCGTGGTCATAGGTGCTTTCGGCGCCGTCGGGATAGGTGCGCCGGTGCAGTTCGCCGCGATCGGAGACCGGCGGGAAGGCGCCCGAGGGGATGCCCGTCAGGGCCACGCTCTGCGCGCTGCCGTCACCGGCGCCGAAGTTGATCAGCAGGCATTGCTCGCCCGCGCTCGGGTGGCGCGTCTCGCTGACCTCGCCGGCGCTGGGGTTGAAGTAGCGGATCCACGGCGACAGCAGCTCGCCATGGCTCACCCGGCAGCGCCCGGCCGCCGGATCCACGGCGGCCACGGTGCCGATGCGGTTGTGATTCTCGGCGCGCCGGCGCAGGTCTTCGATTTCCGTCTCGAGTTCGGCCAGACGCTCGATCAGCGGCGCCAGGTGGACCCGCAGAATGGCGTCGAACATCGTTACACCTCGAGCGGTTGGTAGTTCGCCGGATCGTCAGGATCCACCCGCCAGGTGAAGGCCACGAGCGGGGCGGTGTTGAGGGTCGGCTCGGGCTCGACCTCGCCGATCGCCAGGCGCTGCCGGAAGGTGACGCCCCAGGCGTCGTATCCGTCGGCGCCGCGCTGGAATATCGAGGGGCCGCTGTGCAGATCCTCGGGGTAGTTGCACTGGCGCCCGTGGAAGCCCCAACGGTTGCAGTCGGCCAGGCGCTCGAGGGCGGTCGCGAGGTTGATCGCCTCGAGGTTGGCGTACTTGCGCCACCGGGCCACGACCGCGTGCAGGGTGACGGTGACGTCGTGCACGTAGCGCCCGTCGTTGTGCCGGGTGGCCGGGGTGGTGCGCTCGAGCTCGATCAGCACGGTGGCATCGCCGACCTTGCCGTCAAACTCGTCGTAATTGGCCACGCTGACGCCCAGCCCAGCAGCGTGGACGGCATCACCGATGGCGAAGAACAGGTCTGACAGCTGATTAAGCGGCCTCGAGGACATAACGGGCCTCCTGCTCGAACAGCTCCATGAATCGATTGTTGGCGCGGCGCTCCCAGCGCTCGAGGGCGCCGAGGCCTTCGCCTTCCCAAGCCTCGGTCACCTTCTCGATCGGCAGGCGCTCGCGGCCCTTGCGCCGGAAAACCAGGCGCTGCGTCGATCGCATCGGTGATATGAAGGCGGCGTCGTATTGGCGATGACCGACCGCGACGCCGGTCGGGGTCTGCTTGGGCGTGCCCAGGTAATGCACGCTGATCGGTCGCAGACCGACCCACAGCTTCACCTCCTTGGCGGTGGATCGGCTGTGGATCTGGTAACGGTGGCGGATGGGGCTCTGCGTGATGCGCAGCTCGCGGGAGATCTCCCGCGAACTGTGCGTGCGCAGCCACAGCGCCGTTTTGCGCAAGGCGCGGGCGGCGGCCAGGTCGAGGCGGCGCGGCATATCGGCGATGGCCTTGTCGACCGACGCCCAGCCGTCCACCTCGAAGTTCAGCTCGAAGCCTGCCATCTGCCCCGCTCCCCTGCAGGTGCTGCTCGGTTGCCATACGGCACGAGGGTTAACAGCGAGCGCAGGCGGCCGAGCGGCTCGACGTTGCCGACGGAATACTCGACCCCGTCGACGACGATCTTCGCCGTCCGGTCCTGCGGCACCGCCGGGGTGGCCATCTGCAGCAGCACCTGGTCGCCTTTCACGCGCAGGTTCGCCGCGTTCGGATCCACGCCCGAGCGGTACTGCCGACCCGAACGGGCCGGCGCTCCCAGCATGCCGTTGACCGTGCGCGCCTCCCGCCCCGGCTCGATCACCTGCACGGTGCAGCCGAACTCGTCGGGGTCGTAGAGCGCGTCGAGGTCGTCGGCGCCGATCACTTCTTGCCGGCCTTGGCGTCGGTGGCGGCCGGCTCAGCGGCTGCAGCCTTGGCCTTTTCCAGCGCGGCGACTTCGGCGGTCAGCTCCTTGACCTCCTCGGTCAGCTCGTCGCGTTGCTTGCCGAACTCCTCGAGGTCGCTTTCCAGCGCCTTGAGATCACCGGCCAGCTCGTTCTTGCGCGCCTGCAGGCGCTCGATTTCGGCCTCGAGGGTGGTGCGCTGCTCGTCCAGCCCGTCGAGGCCGTCGTCGCCCTGCTCGGCGCGATAGGCGGCGACCTCCTCGTCGGTGGCGTCGCGGGCCAGCTTCGAGCCGATCCAGTCGTTGCGCAGCGCGCGGTCGACCTTGAGCGTGGTTTCGGCGGGTACAAACTCGCCGTGCACGCTCAGGCCGAGCAGCGTCACCACGATGTAACTCGTGGGCAGTTGCTTGCTCATGGGGTTGGTTCCTTGTGATGCGGTCAAAAACGGGGGCCGGAGCCCCCTACCTGCCCGCTTTCAGGTTCGGTTAGCCTGCTGCCTTGTTGGCGATGCAGAAGGCCTCTTTGCGGCGGATGCCGGCGTCGACGTCTTGGAATACGCGCAGCATCAGGCCGTCGCTGCCAGCCAGGGCATACGGGTCGGGCTTGAGGTCCAGCACGCCCCACATGCCGAGGATCATCTGCGAGAAGTCGCCATAGACCCACTTGTCGGCCGGCATCTGGTTGGTGGCCTCGGCGTGGTAGCCGTTGACCTCGTTACCCTTGTCCCACAGGCGCTCGCCGGTACCGGCGAAGACTTCCTTCTTCTTGGCCTTGCCGCGCTGCGTGACGCTGGTCAGGTAGGCCAGCGAGCCGCTGTCGACGTTGAAAGTCGCCGCGTTGGTCTCCATGTCGACGACCGTATCCCAATCAATCCCGGTGCTCGGGAAGTTGAGGGTCGGAACGCCGGCCATGTTCAGCAGGCCGAGGATCTGGTTATCGACGCCGGTGCCGGTCAGCAGCGCCAGGTCGATGGCCACGCCGATGCCGTCGACCAGGTCGCCGATGATCAGCGACTCGATCGAGCGGCTGGCCTGCTTGCGCAGCTTGCGGGTGACCGGGATCGCGCCGGCGATGGTCTTCGGCGACAGCGGGATGGTGGTCAGGTCGAAGTCGCTCGGGGTGACGTTCTCACCCTCGCCCAGCCAGTAGAAGTTGCTGCCGTTGAGCTTCTTCGGAATGTCCAGGTCGCCCACCAGGCCGCCCAGCATGCGCATGCCCAGCTTGGCCATCACGGTGCGGTTGCGCAGGATGTCGACGAACTGGTCGAGGCGCAGGTCAGTGGCCACCAGCTCGCCACCCTTGCCGGCTTCGGTCTTGTTCATGCCGCGTTTGTAGCCCTCGAGCAGCAGGTCGTGCGGCACGTAGAAACCGCGCGCTTCCTTCTTGAGGTGGTCGCCCAGGGCGATGCTGACCTCGCGCTCGAGGCCCGCCTTGCTCCAGTCGTTCTCGGCGTAGGCGTTCATGGCGCGCATCAGCGAGTATTCGCCGACTTCCCGCTCGGTCAGGCCCATGGCGCGAGCCGATACGTCCTGCGTGAATTTCGGCAGCTCGCGGGCGCCTGGCTGCGCCGGCGGGGTGCTGGTCGCGACAGGCTTGTGGCGCTCGAGCAGCTGCGCGCGCAACTGGTCAACCGAGTGACCGGCGGTGATGGCTTCGGACGCCAGCGCGCGGTGCGCCGGGAACTGATCGCCGAGGGCCATCAGGTCGGCCACGCGCTGACGCTCGAGGGCTACCGGGTCGGTGCCGTTGGTGGTGGTGGTGGCGGTCGGATTGGTGCGCTGACCGTCGTTCGGATCGTTCGGCTGGGGCATTTCGATACCTCGAATGGTGATGGTGTGAGAGGGTGTTTCAGGGGCGGAACGCCCTACCCCGACGGTCGGGTCGGCAGGGATGGAAACGCTGGAAACCTCGTAGGGCTCCCAGCGGGTGACGCGGTAGTGATCGAGGCCGTTTTCGCTGCGCTCGAGGACCATTTCGACGGGGATGTAGCCGACCGAGATATTCCGGCGGATGCCGTCGATCACGTCCTGCCAGATCTCCTCGGCGCGTTCGCTGCGCGAGAAGCGGATCCGCGCGCGCAACTTGCGATCGCTGTCGAGCCAGGCCTCGTCGACGACGCCGATCTGCCCGTTCCAGCTGTTGTGCTGCAGCAGGAAGGGCGCGCCGGCGCGCAAGCGGGTCAGATCGACCGCCTCGTCGGAGTGGTCGAGCACTTCCATGCCGAACCACCGGCGCACCGGGTATTCGCTGGAAACCGCGACCTCGACGGTGCGGGCCTCCTTGTCGATGGTCGACAGATCGACGGCGAGCGAGCGCTGCAGCTGCTTGCCCTCGATCTGCCGCAGAACGGGCGCCGGGGCGCCGCTATTCGTCGTCGGTGCCGTCGGGTTTGGCATCGTCGGGTTCCTCGGTTGGTTGGGGTTCAGCGAGCAGACCCAGCTCGCGCAGGCGCTCGGCCTCGTCGGCCAGCTCGGCGAAAATCTCGTCGGGGTCGTCGCCATTGGCGCGGATGTACGAACTGCGCGACTTGGTGCGGTTGCCGATCGACTCGGTGGCCGATTTGCTGTCTTTCAGCGGGTCGACCCAATCCCAGCCACGTGGCTGCCAGGCCTGCTCGCTGCTGCGAGCCAGATCCCGGGGCGGGATCTGCAAGGCGCCCTTGAGCAGGGCGCACTCGAACCAGGTTTCGCCGAGGCGCTCGAGCAGCTCGCTGATAACCAGCTCCTGCACGCACTTGTAGAAGTCGCGCTCGTCGAGCGTGCCGTCGCGCAGGCTCGAGAAGCTCACGCCCTCGAGGTCGTTGGAAAGCCGGTTGTAGCTCGGCCCCAGGCCACCGGCGGCGCTGCGCAGGGTGTCTTTGACGAAGGGGGCGAAGTCGCTCCCGGGCGTGTTGTGGTTGAGCTCGCGGTACTTGTAGCCGTAGGGCAGCGCCCGGGCGGTACCGGCCTCGACTTCCTCGTAGATCGCACCGACGTCGTCTTCGTCGTCGTTGGGCGGGTCGAGCCATTCGGCGTCGGGCTCATAGAAGCCGGTGATCTTGGCCGCATGCTCGGCCTTGATCCGCGTCGCCTGGCGAAACTCCTCGAGGTGGTGCAGATCCAGCGCGGCGGCATGGGTCCAGGTGAAGCCACGCACCTGGTGCGGGCGCCACGGGTCGAAGCTATGGATCAGCTCGTCGGCCGGGATCCGCTCGTACTTCTCCTCGACCGGGCCGTGATAGACGTCGCCGGGGTGGTACTTGAGCAGCCAGTAGGCGACCGGGCGCTCCCAGGCGTCGAGCTCGACGCCCATGCGGATGCGGTTGCCGTTGTCGAGTTCCTGGTTAAGGTTGAGATCCAGCCGATCGGCCTCGAGGATCTGCACCGCGAAGCCCCAACGGTTCGGCCAGTTGCGCAGCAGGCGCACAAGCACCTCGCCGTCGCGGGCCAGGGTCTCGATCCAGAGCCAGGAAAACGAAACGAAGCTGTAGCGGCCGGTGACGTCGAAAACGCCCTTGCGGCAGAACTTGGCCCATTCCTTCTCGATCAGCCGGCGGGTGATGCGGTCGGGCTTGCCATCGGGCAGCACGGCCTTTGACTGCAGGCGGATGCCGTAGGGGCCGATGACGTTCTGCCGCAGCAGGCGATAGAAGCGCTTGAGCGGCGAGGCGTTGATCGACTGCTCGCGGGCGCGCTGTCGCAGCGTCTCGTGGTCGCCGTAGATCAGCTGGTTGGCATCGGCGCCACTCGAGCGACGCGACCAGGCCTTCGTCAGCCCGCCAGCGCTGGCCATCTTGAAGCCTCGACGGCCGACGGTCGGCTCCCGCCGTGCGGTGCTGGCATCGGCGGCAGGCGTGCGCTCGCCACCCCAGCCCAGGCGCGCCATTAGGCGGCTTAGCGGGTTCATAGGCTTACCTCAGAATGAAATGCACCGGGCGGCCGAGTGGCCATCGGCGGTTGCGCTCGCGCGCCGCCTCGCGGCGGTACTGCAGGCGCAGCTCGTTGAGTCGCTCGATCGGGATCCGGTCAAGGCGCTGGCCGTCGATCTCGTAGCTCTGCTGATCCTTGGGGATCCGCTTCTCGAGCGCGGCTTCGATCAGGGCGAGCATGCGCTGCGCGTGGCTGCGCACGTCGCTCGGTTCGGCCGTGGCGAGGTTCGGGTCGACCTGCAGCGTGCCCTTGGCCACCGTCAGGCGCTCGTCGCCCTTGGCGGCCAGCGCGACCCAGCGGTAGAGCCCGGGCGCCCACGTTGCCGTGGTACCGGCCGAGAGCTCGACGCGGTACGGGGCAGCGGCGATCGCCGCGACCTCGTGCCGCTCGGGGCCACTGAAGACGTACACCAGCGCCCAGCCGTCAGCAGACGGGCAGGCGGGCACGTCACGCGACCAGGCGACCGAGTCGCCGGCGTGTAGGGTGGTCGGTTCCATGGGTCACCGGGGTGATTTGCGGATGATCTTCACGCGGGGACGGGCCTTGGCCCGTGGTTTCGGTGGCTCTGCAGGGGCTGGCGACCGGGGCGCAGGTGGCGGGGTGTCGTCGCCCTCCTCCTGGTCGGCATCCACCGGCGCGGGCTGCGGATCCGCAACGGGCTGGCCACCCTTGACCAGGGCGACGAGCTCGGCACGGGTCAGGGCGCCGACCTTGCGGCGCTGCAGCTTGTCGCGCAGGGCGAGGATGTACTGCATCGCCTCACAGTCGAGGTAATGGTTTTCGCCGACCTGGTGGAAACGGCCCTCGCTTTCGCGCCACTCCTCGCCGACCAGCTGCTTGCAGTAGTCGTCGGTGACTTGCTGATGCAGCAGCCACCAGCCGGGCCGGGTATCCGGCCGGCCGAAACGGCTATGCACCCAGCGCTTTGCGAGGGGCGAATCGAACGCCCAGCGGGCATCGCCGCGCTTGCGGGTTTTGCCCTTCTTGTCCTGCTCGACCAGCTCCTTGCGGAACGGTTTGTCGAGCTTCTCCCGGCCGCGCAGGGCGATGGCTCGCCCCTTGTGCTCGTTGATGAACTTGTAGACCTGGTCGTCGCGATAGCCGATATCGATGCCCGTCAGGCTGATGCCGTGACCGTCACCGTATTCGGTATCGATCAGCTCGGACAGCTGGTCCCATACGGCATCCTGATCGGTCTCGCCCCACAGCTCGCCGTGCTCGAGGAGCATCGAGCCGAGGCCGGCGAACCAGGCGCGCACGACGTACACCAGGCGGTTTTTCTGCACGTCGATCGTGCAGTAGATCCGCAGGGGCTCGTGCAGCAGCTCGGCGGCGGCGTAGCCAAAGCATTGCGCGCGAACCTCCTCCCAGCTTGGGGCGTCGCCCGCCTCGGCGTAGCACTCGCCGAAACCCGTGTTGTAGACGGCCAGCAACTTGGCCGGGTCGCCATCGATCAGGGCGGCCAGCAGCTTCTTGGCCAGGAAGCCATAGGACTTCTTGACGGCGAAGCTGCACAGGCCCGAGACCCATATCGAGTAGTGAGTAAACCCGGCCGTGTCAGCGGTGCCGAGGATCTGGCCCTTCTTGCTGATCGACTCGCCGGGGGCAACCGGCACGCCCCGAGCATTCATCCAGGGGCGCCACTTGTCCTCGATCATGCAGCCGTTGCAGGGACAGGTCAGCCGCGCATGCTTGAAGGCCTCGTCGGGCGTGCACTCCTCGGCCGAGCCCTTGCCGGGCCACCAGAGCAGGCCCGACCAGGGCACGAAGTATTCGCCGCACTCGGGGCACGGCACCGCCCACTCGTGGCGGGTGCCCGATTGCCAGAGCTGCCAGACCTTCGAGCCGACTTTTTTCGCCTCGGCAACGACCCAATGCCACAGGCCGGTGCGTTCGTCTGGCCGGCGCTCGATCTTGCCGTGCGTGGGCGTGGCGGTGTAACCGATTTTCGAGTCGGCGTAGGCATCGCCCCGCGCCTCGATGATTTCGGTCGTGTCACCTTCGCCCGTGTTTACGATGCGATCGACCTCGTCGACCATCACCAGGCCGGCAGAGTCGGCGGCGAGCTCGGTCGGCGAGCCGGCCCAGGCGAAACGGAACTTGGTACCGCCCAGCCACTTGACCGTTTTCGTGCTGCGCCCTTCGTACTTCGCCGCGAGCGACTCGCACTCGCCGAACATGGCCATGAATTTGGGCTCGACCGTGCCATCGATCAGCGGCTTGGTCGGGGCAACGTACAGGCAGGGCGTCGGATCCTCGTCGAGCCGGTGGCCGATGATGTTTTCCATCGTCACCGACTTGCCCATCTGCGTGCCCATGACGAAGGTTACGCGGGAAAAGCAGGGCTGCGCGAACGCCCAGGCGACCGGGCGCATATAGGGGTTGGTGTCAGGGTTGAACGGCCCGGGGATCGGCGCGCTCGGCGGCATGATGCGCTTGTCGGCCGCCCACTGGTCAGCCGTCCTCGGCGGCGGCGCCTGCACCATCTTCGCCGCGTAGCTGATCGAGGTGGTCAACGTCCGCAACGAGCTCGCGTGCGCGACGTTCGAGGCGGTCGGCAGTAGCTGCGCGGATACGCCGCGTTTCTTCAAATACTCGAGCTCGGATGGTGGCAGGGTCATCGATCACCGCCAGATCGGCAGCGCAGCGGCTAGGCAGCGCGTCGAGTTGAGTTGCATAAACGGCCGCGACGCTGACCAGGATCTGCGAGACGGTGTCGGCAGGCAGGAGCCGGCCGCGCGTCTGGTCGATCTCGAGCTGCAGCTTTTCGCGGCGCGCGCGCTTGAGCAGGCGATCCTCGGTCGAGGCAGAGGCGAGCCCCTCCTCGTCTTCGTCGTCGCCGAGCTCCTGGCGAACGGCGCGGGAGATCAGCCACTCGATCGCGGCCTCGCTGTCGATCTGCACCTCGACGCCACGACCACCGCCACCGGAAACCGGCAGGCCGTCGTCGATAAGTTTCGAGATCCAGCGCGGCGACTTGCCGATCAGCTCGCCGAGTTCCTTCTTGCTGACGATCTTGCCCATGGGGAGAAAGGACCAAAGGAACCAAGGAACAAAAGCGCAAAACCGCATAAGTCCTTTTGAACTGATGCGGTTTTGATCCTCTGCGGAATAGGGTCGAGGCCCCGCCGTGACTGGCTGCGGGGTCAGCCGAGCGAAGCAGGCCGGCAGGGCCTCGAGAAAGGAAGAACGGACCCGACTCGCGGATCCAAACCCGCGCGAAGCCCGCGAGTTTCACACCCGTGA